CGCCATGTCGACGACCGTCTTGTTTGCCAAGCAGAGCAGTGGAAAGCTCATCAAGCTTCCCATAGGCTGCCCGCTATGTGCGGACTCTTCATCGACCCGAAGGTCTCCGAGAACGTCAAGACAGTTGATCTCGTCAACACTCATTCCCACACTCTTTTGTTTTAAAACGTCCACCATGGCGCGTACATAGTCCAGCTTAATATTATCAGTCGCTGAACTATAGTCAAACGACAGCCAATCGCGGCCATCGCATCCATCGGATAGACGTTTAAGCCTCTCATAGGTTGGGCTACCTACAAGAAGCCATCCCTTCCGTTTGATCGTAGTATAGAGGGTGTCATGAAGTGGCTTGAGAACCTCGGTATTGTAACTCGAGTACAAAGTTACAATCCTCGGTTTCCCCGCGGAGTAGACCAACTCAACGCGGGGTTCACGACAAAACTCCTGGCGGTTCCAGTTACCACCCTCACTACGGTGAAATTCATCACTGGCGTGTCCGTTCGGGACCCAACAGACACGCTTCTTATCCTTGTCCCAACCCTCGGGTACGTTCCTGGAGAACGCACGCCGGAATTCTTCCAAGTGTTGCTGGTCAACACTTACAGGTTGGCGCCTTGCCTTTTTCCACTTATCCAAGAGCGACTTTTGCTCGGCCTCACAAAAGCCACACGGTTGTGCCTCGACTTTCGTCGAGGACTTGATGGATAACTCCTGCGCTACGGTGAGCGACAGTGGGTACATTGACCGAACAGTGCTGCGGAGGCTACCGCAAACAATGTTCTTAGGTAGCGGATGAACCGCCTTTAGCCGTTGATCGGCTCGAAGGAGCTTCACAATAGCACGTGCCTTCCTACGTAACGCCGCCGACAGGGCACAAACTGTCGGTTCTTCTATCTCGGTAGGTGGCGGGGGAGGATCGTCCAGCAATTCTACGAGACGCGCCACAGCGTCCTCTAGAATTTTGTAACTGTCGTACGAGAGTCTCTTGTCATAAAGGCGATCCCTGAACAGATGGGCACCTTTATACGGAAAATCTTTATACGTCCCGTACTCGATCCTTCCCCCAACCACACTATCAAGGCCCGAATTCTTATATCCGTGTTTTCGGGATGGCTTTTTATAGCAATCCCAAGGATCACGGGCGGGCTCTTTCCTTTTCCCTTTGTATTTTTCAATTTTATTTACGGTCCTGGCGACTGCGTAAATAGGGTCGGGGTCAACCCAAAAAGAGGGGGTGGAGCGATTAGATTGTTGACGGCACGATCGCTCCCGACGTGCCAAGACTTCCTTTTTCGTTTTAATGCGCTGAAGTCTCGTGAGCGCAGCCACCTCCCACCCTACATCGCAATTCTGTTCTTTTGGGTGCATTGCGATCTGTGCACCCCACATTATTTTAGATGGATGCGGGGCCGTCCCATCGTGTTTTTTCAGAGCTCTTGAAGTTTTTCGAGGCTTTGTAAGCACTACCAAGATGCCCGCTTTCATGGCCTTCCTTTGGACCATTCCCCTTTGTTTTTCCTTAATTCATTAGGACGGGTTGGCCGGGGACCATTACCCCCCCGACTTGCTGTTAGACCGAACTCGCACCCGGGAACTACCCCCGGGGCCCGGACTCGGGACCGGCGTACGTCCGTAGACGTAGCTCGTGTTGCCGAACGGCCAATCTAACAGTGGGTCGTGGATTCCGACGGAACCCCCAATCCTAAAGTCCCAAAAGAAAAAAACGCGGGAGAGCAGGTAGTCTGGGCAGCTTAACCCGGCAACGGAACGTAAATCCGATCACCCTGTTCTTCCGACCAAAAAACTTCTCCTTCTCTTAATAGGGTTCACTCCCTACCTTTAATTACCGGAGCAGGTCTCCGGGTCCAGATTGACGGGGGATAGTCTGGACTACTTCATCACCAACCCCAAAGTTCACGCACCGGCGGTTAAACCGGCACTAGTGGAGAGGACCACTCAACGAACCTCGAGGCACCCTGGCGG